ATTTAGAAGAAATGAAATCGGAATATAATCGTATTGTAAGAGAAAAAGAGCTAGATGGTAGTGTAAGATTTCAACAGAAGATGTTAATGGCTGTTGTATCTGGCGCGGAATATATGAATTCAAGATATGATCCATTTTCGGCAAAACTAGAAGGGTGGTCGGAACAAGTGAATGAAAATATCAATGATTATGATGATATTTTTGAGGAATTGCATGACAAATACAAATCATCAGGTAAGAAAATGGCACCAGAACTAAGGTTGTTCATGTCATTATCTGGAAGTGCATTTATGTTTCATTTAACAAGTAGAATGTTCAAAGAACAGCCCATGCCTGATGTAGAAAATGTATTAAAATCAGATCCAGAATTGATGAAACAATTTCAAAATGCGGCTACAAAACAATATATGATGGGTGGTGGTGGAGCACAAGCACCGGCATCAAATAATATGGGAATGGGTGGTGATAATATGGGATTATTTGGGATGGTAAGTAATTTATTTGGTTCATTAAATAGCGGCCCTACTTCATCGGAAATGCCCCAATATCAAAGTAATTTTAATAATAGACCAGTTGATGATGTTGAATCTATAATTAATAATGTTCATAATAATATATCAGTAGAGGATGATATAGATAATCATATAGAAACTTTATCTGTAAGTGACGAAGAAATAACATCTATAATAGAGGATACGGCCGATATTCAGATATTAAAAAAATCAGGAAAAAGAAAGGATAATACTAGAACTTTAAATATATAAAAAAATAATTTGGTTTTATTTATCTTTTTCTACGCACATTGGTTATTTTTTTAGCGCTTTTTTTAACAAAAGCACCGATGTCTTTTGCGGATTTAGCGATTCTATCAGGGGTAGATTTAAAGGTACGCATTGGGTTACGGATAGTTTGTTCAACTTCATCTTCAAAAACCTCAATACGGTTTAAAAGGGTGCTTAGGGTGCTTATTAGTATGGGGATGATGATTATGGTAAATAATAGGGTTAGGAATAAGAATAAGGATATCATAGTGCCAATAGCAATGATATCTCTGGTCATATCCTCGGAGCACTTGCACTTTTCGTTAGTTAAATAGTTAACATAATCGAATGCGTAGTAAATATATACTACGAATAGTAAGAAGAATACAAAAGTTGCGATAGCAACTAATTGTACAAATACACTACCCATACTTTTCGCCACGGATTTTAGCGAAATAAATGCGGTTACTAAGAAATATACTAATGCTAATATAGTAAAGTTCTTGATAAAATCTTTGTTAGGATGTTCTGAACATTCACACCCGATATTTTCTAACTTGTATAAATATGTATATATTATTAATAATAATATAACAAATATCATTTGAATTATTAAGCTACTGTAAAAAGATAGATTGTTTTCTTCCCTCATATTATTTATTATGTTTCTTACTCTATACTATAATATAGAAATTATTTATTTTCCAAATCCAAAATATTATATATTATAAACTTTGTAGAACTATTAAAAATTGAATTGTCTATTTCTCTGATTTTATTAATAATATCCGGTGTTTTTGTTACACTTAATATTTTAAATATTTGGTCCAAATATATATCTATAATATGCTTATAGACCTTATTTTCTTTCATAATTACTATTGTATAATCTAATAACAAATACAGCAAGGTTTCCATTTCTTCTAATTTAAATTTCAACCATATATTATTAATATTATTAATATTTTTCTTCCATTTAACATAGTCGCAGTATAAATCATATTGGTCATTTAGTAATAGTATATCATTATCATAAAATGATTTAGGAGGGTCCCATTCGCACAATTCTATATATTTTTTCCATTTAGAATCTATAAAATTATCCGAAAAATCTTTATCAAAGAAACTCAATATCTTACTATATAAATCATTTTCATTAAGTTTAATATATTCCCATATTATTTCTATGACAACGTGATTATCGTGCGTTTTAATTATTTCGTTAATGTTATCATATAATGATAATTTATTTTTGGTTGTTATTTTATTAAGTAAACCGAGTATTTTACGTTTCAATAATGAATTATCTGTAAAATCAGGAATTATAATATGAAATCTATTTTTTTGAGCTATTGTTTTTTCTTTTTTATTATAAACTTTTTTCGCCCATATCATTTTAGGGTCATAATAGGATTTAAAGCAGTTGTAATTTTCACTTAAATCAATAGCTTTGCCCTTAATATTTTCCGGTATTTCATCGATTTGTTCATATCTCTTTTGAAAATAGGCTATATCTATTTTTATAATACTATCATTCATTGCAATGTATAATACTATATAAATAATCTTATATAATTAAATACATAAGGCATTGTTAATATAATATATAAAATGACGCTTGCCATAAATAGCATTGAATCATTTAGTGATTTTGTAAACAAATTGGAAGAGGTTTATAAGAATCAATCAGTATATAGAACTCTTATAGTTTATGGTTTAAAAAAAAATGGAGTTATTTATAAATATTTATTGGAACATAATAATAATAGTGTATATATGATAAATGACGATAAATATTCAAACTATGATAAATTAGATTGCAGAATATTAATGATAGAACAAACTAATTATAAAAAGTTTATTGACAATAATGGTAATGATTTTTTTAGTCATTTAGTTAATACACCATGTTGTAAAAATAATAATCTGTTAGTATTTTAGAAGTATATATTAAATGGTAAAAAAAACATTTAAAATTGAATACATTATTTTAGCGACATTTGTATTAATATTATTTGTTTTAATGTTAAACAGTAAGAATATATGCGAAACTTTTTATAACAATAATAAAAAATATAGTTTAGAATATTATTTCATGGACGGTTGTGGTCATTGTGATGAATTCAGTAAAAGTGGTATTTGGGAAAAATTAGAGAGCGCTAATTCGTATAAGTGTAATTTTGAGAAATATAACATGAAAGATAAGATGGATAGAATTAAAAAGTTTGATATAAAAGGATTTCCAACAATATTACTTATAGATAAATCTGATAACAAAGATAAAATGGTTAAATCATATGAGGGAGCCAGAACATATGTTAATTTGGAAAAATTTATTAATAATATATAAGATATTATTAAGGTATTAATATAACAATAAAATGGGTGGCGGATTAATGCAGCTGGTTTTAACGGGACAAATGGATGAATATATAACAACCAATCCATGTATTAATTATTACAAGTACGTTTATAAAAAACACACTAACTTTTCATTAGATAGTTATGAGACTCCTCCGATAAATAATGCGAGTGGTGGATTTTATCAAAATGTAAAGATGACTTATAAAATTGAGCGGCGAGCAGATTTATTAACAAATATGTATTTATCATTTAAAATACCTAATATATATTCTAACAATGAATTAAGATTTAGATGGATTGAAAATATAGGTTTTAATTATATAGATCGCGCTGAATTATTGATAGATGGAAATACGATTGAAACATTATATAGCGATTGGATGAATATTTGGAATGAATTAACTAATAAAGATGGTATTGAATATAATAAGTTGATTGGTAATATAGCAGAATATACAGCACCATATAATTTTCAGGCAAAATATACAATTATTAATAATAAGTTATATAATATTAATTATCCTGTTTCTACATTTGCGAGTAGTAGTCCGAGTATTAAAGGGAGGGAAATACAGGTACCATTAAATTTTTGGTTTACGAGGAATCCATCATTAGCATTACCTTTATTAAAATTAGCAAATAATGAAGTTACATTAGACGTATATACTAATAAGCGAGCAATTGAAGGTTTATATAAAGTATGGACAAATAAATTAAATATGTTTGTATCAAGTAGTTTTTATAATTCTCTACATAATTCTAAAATATCAATTAGAACATTTATAAAAAATAAGAACCACGATGTTCAAAATAAATTACATTTGACATACGTATTTTTAGACAGTACAGAAAGGAGTAAAATGCTTCTTGAAACAAATAGTATGGATTATATTATAGATACTGTTAAATTGACTGAATTAAATATTGACACTTCGGCGCAATCTACTGTAACGTGTGATATTACTAATGCTAATAATCATGTAAAAGAAATTATATGGTTTATTAGAAGAAATGATATGTTAAATAAATATAATAATTATATTAATTACACTGCATCACCTATATATACCGAAAATATGAATATTATGAATAAAGCTGTTATTAAATGGGCCAATGATACAAGTCGTACAGATTATAATGCAGAATATTATAATAATATTCAACCATATTATTATCATACTAATATACCTAGAACAGGAATATACTGTTATTCGTTTGCATTATTTCCCGAGAAAATCAATGCTTCTGGGTCATATAATAATTCGCAAATTAAAACATCTATTGCGGTAACAACAAATGATTATAATAACGATATGATATTTAATTCCATGCAAAATGCGACAAAAGCTATATTAGGGGAAACTTATAAATACAATGTATCATATGAAGCTAAGTTCTTTGTAAAAGAAATGAATATTCTTTCTATAATAAATGGTAGCGCGCAATTGAGATTTAATTAATTTTTTTATTCATTGAAAGTAGTAAGAATGGATTTAATTGTATTAGTAATTATATTATTGGCGGGTTTTATAATAAAATATCTAATTGATGTCATAGCATCTTTGAGTAAGGAAATAAAGGAGATTAAGAATAAATGTATAAAACCCTCCGCTACTACTAATTTAAAAGTAGAAACTATAACGCCAATAGAAAAAATGAATAAAGATATTGTTGGCAGTATGTCAAATTATAAAAAGTTTTTTGATTAAAATACATATAAATAATATAGCCTTATATACATTAATAATAAACATAAAATGCCAAGAAAGTCAAAAAATCAAGATGAAAAAGCAATAGAAATGAAAAAGAAAAAGAACTTAATGAATACTATGGTTAAAGACGTAACACTTGTTGAAAATGAAGATATTATATTACAATTACCAATAACAGAGGATATAAATGACAAAGTAGATAATGATAATATACGCGAACAACCAAAACCTTACGAACCTGATTGTTTTTATTTAAATGATTCAAATCATTATAATAATATACAGGACAATAATCTAGAAAACATTGATACAAATAGTGAATTTATGTTAGATTATGGCTATTCAAAAGATATACTTAACAGTAACAATAACTGTTATTGGTGTTGTCATCCGATAGAAAACAGAGCGTATGGAATGCCTTATAAATATAATGTTAAAACAGATTCTTATGTTTTGTTTGGTAGTTTTTGTTCTCTCGAATGCGCAAATGCTTATAATTTCTCTTCTCATTGCGGCAGTGATAAGGTTTGGGAAATCAATAGCTTGATACAGATGTTAAGTAAACATTATGGATGCACCAGACCAATACGACCATCGCCTTCGCGGTTTTTACTAAAAATATTTAATGGTCCATTAACAATCGAAGAGTTTAGAAGCAGTCATTTAACTAATGATAAAACACACATATTAAATTTACCACCAATGATAACAACTACACATAACTACGAAATAGTTAATACATCTTATATCAAAAATATAACAGATAATATCAATAAACAGGGTAAGGAACCTTCAATATTAAAAAATATAATTGAAAATAAATTAAAAGCCGTAAAATAAAAAATGATATAAGGCGTATATCCTTTATATATTACGTATAATGACAGAAATTTACTTTTCTCCTTATAGAATTTCAACAATCACTTGCAATGCCAATATTGGTGTAAATATTAATCTTAATTTAAATGTATTATTTGATAATATTGATATTAAACAAGAATCTTTTGATAATAAAGAGGGTATAGTATGGATTCAATTTATGAAAGAAGGAGAAGATGTTTCAAGGGGGACATATCCAAAGAAACGCAGAAAAAGCAAGAAAGATAAGGTAAAAAAAAATAGATTCGATAATCAAGTTACTATTATTTATATGTTTAATGATAAATATATTCCAAATGTAAAAATCTTTAAAAATGGAAACATACAATTAACAGGTATTAAGAAGGTAACGGATACTGAAATTATCGTAAATTATATTATTGAAAATATTAGAAATATTTATAAAAATGTAACACATAAAATTTTATCCGAAGACAATGATATTAATATGTTGAGTTATCAGAACTTTAAAATCAGGATGATTAATACAGATTTCAAGGTATATACAAATCCAGAGATGACAAATGGGTTTGAATTAAAACGCAAAGAAATTCATAGATTATTTATTGGAGAGAACTATAATAACAAATGCTCTTTTCAACCAGGTATCTATCAAGGTGTAAAACTAGAATATTTCTGGAATAAAATTAGCGAGTGTAAGAATGGTATTTGTAATTGTCCGACGAATTGTTATGGCAAAGGTAGTGGTTGTAAAATAGGTGATTGTAAAAAAGTAACGGGGGCATTGTTTGAAAGTGGTAGTATTCTAATTACTGGAGGGATAACTTTTGAACAGGTTAACGAAACATATAAGTACATTTGTGATTTTCTTAGAAAAAATAAGGATAATATTAGGAAACCTCAACCAAAGGTTTTATTGATGTGACAGCTGAAATTATAGTTATCATCTGTTTTGTTATATTTTTTATATAAGTCAGTTTTTACTGTATTATTACCAGGTCTATTGTATGATGGTATATGATGGTTAGCATAAAAAAGCGCACTATATGAAACAGCATCTGGTTCAACATAGGGGATTACATAAGTATTTCCCCATGGTTTTTTATCAAATAGCACATCTCCCGTATATAATCCTGCATTTTTAGGAGGAGGTGGTACATTAACATCGGGTGAATAATCAAGTTCAGTATATTCTAATTCTTTTTTCATTATGATATCTCTATTTATATTATATATATATATATTGAAAATGTAACCTAATTATAAAATGAGTACATAATCTTATTTTTCTATGATTTTTATAAACTTTTTATAATTTATACCTTTTTTATTAATTATGTACTCTTTTTATCTAAGTATATAAAGAAGAATATTATATTAACAATATATAAATGGGTAGAAAAGATAAAAAGCAGAAGACGCAAGACGACCACGCCTTTGTAAAAGATGGCATGGAAACTAATGAAATTAGAACGATGGTGCAAGATATTATGCTTTACATAGAAGAACAAAGAAATAAAATGGAATTTAAAGATATTATTGCCAGTTTGAAAGATAATATCGCAAAAGTTGAATTCTTCGAACAGAGATACCCTATGTTATACCAAATGGTGACAAAAGAAGAAGGTTTTGAATATCAGAGTTTAGAATATTTCTTGAAAATGCGCGAAGGTATTATACAAAATCAAATGTCGTGCGATGATGCATCAAAAATAGTAGGACAACAATGGTATGATAAATATTGTAAAAATAAAGTAGAAAAATAAAAATTGATATAAGACTTATAACTTATAATAATAACAATTATGAATTCAACACAACTAACAATCAGTTTCCCAAAAAACGTCAATGAAATTATCTCAGAGACTTATGATATTTATAATAGTATTAACGACGATAATAAGACATATGCAAATTGTTTGATTATGGTATTGAAAAAATATCATTTATGGCCCAATATCAAAGTGAAGAAGTTCAAGAATCGTTCTGATATTGTGTTGCTACATAATAATTACAAGATGGGTGAAATCTATGAATATAAAGAACTATATGAACAATGTAGAAGTATCGTGCTAGATTTCACACTATCTTTTAATGATAACGTCGTTGTTACATATGCGAATTCGATTCCAACACGCGTTGATGCGAATACATATATGACAAATATTTATAGTGATCATGATAAGTGCTATGAAGCATATGACGGTACAATGATTACTGTATATTGTCATAATGGAGAATGGTACTTTGGAACATCAAGTTGTCCTGATGCAAATAGTTCTAAGTTCTCTCATCCAAATAAAACACATGGTAATATGTTTGACGAGATTTTATATAAATATTATGGAAATCAACTAACGAACGAGGATATGAAACTTCAACCAAATGAGATTTCAATGATTTTAAGAAATAAGTTTGTAGCTTCATTGAATCAGGAAATGGCTTATGAGTTTATTATTATTCATCATGAAAATGTTCACATTATTGATTATACAAATGTATTGGGTGAAAATTACAAAGAATTAATTCATGTTAATACGAAGAATAGAGGAACATTGATTGAAGAGGATATTCATACAAAAAAAGTGAAAGAATTAGCGAATATTGGTATTAACTATCCAAGGGAATTTGGGAATATTACAGAAGCAATGAACTATATCAATGAGAATCAATATAGTTATGGGCTTATCATCAAAAAGAAAATTGAAAATGTAGTAAAACTTTATAAAGTTTCTACTGATGTTATTAATTATAGAGAAGAAACTGACCCGTGTCATCCTAATACATGGATGAATATTCTTAGTGTATATATGAAAAATAAGCATGATTATACTGTTAAGGATTATATCAGTAATTATGTTCCAAATATTGTTCTACCAATTGATAACAATGGAAGACTGATTGATGCTACATATATTATCCATACACTAATTTCAACTATTAAAGATAGTTTGTATAATTATTATGTATCAACAACAACATATTACCCGAGATATGGTAGATATAAAATGAATAAGGATTTGGATAAACAATTTCCTCCAATTATTCAATACCATTTGGCTCAACTTAGAAATCTTCAAACCTCAACTTATAAAAATAAAATGATTACACAATCAAATGTATATTATTATTTGTGTCAATGCAATGATGTTAAAAATATTAAGACATTGATTCAATTCTTTGCATCAACACCTATTAATGAAATGCATCCTAGAACATCAATGTGTTTTGCGATTATGAATAGTCTAATTTCCTAAATAATATTATCTTATTATATTAGAATGAGCTATTTTTCAACACAAGGTTGGGTTTATATAGTAATAAGTGTAATAGCTACAATTACGGCTTTGATACTTAATATTTATTTGGAAGGCGTTGGTTTATATATGTTTGGTTACCTGTTATATTTATTATTGATATTAATAACAGCATATAATATAACATGCTTAACAACTGGCGAATGCCATTTATGGAGTTGGATAGTTACATTATTATCAACATTACCAATGATATTAATAATAATATTAGTAATATATGGAATAGTAACGAAAACTTAAAAATTATTAATTAAATTCTTTTTTTATAATAGATTATAATATGTATTCTGCAAATTATATTAAGGATTTCTATGATAATATAAAGGCCAATCAACAAGAATTAATAAATAATCATAATAGCTCATGTCAAAAAGGTGGATATTCAATATTAAATAATCAAATAGAAAAAATAGAGATACAAACAGATATGAATAGTATTAGATTGAGTGCACAAAAAGATTTAAATAATAAAATATCAAATATAATGAAAAATATACAGGACGGGGGTGGTAAAACCCTTGTAGATAATATTAAAATATTAAATAAATTGATAAAGCAACAATGTTCATTGGAAAAGAATCTATTGCAAAATATTACTAAACAACAAAAATGTATTAAAAAGGGTAAAATAGAATATTTGAGTAAATATCAAAGCGATTTTAAGAGAGACTTTAAAAAAGCAAATGAATATAATAAGAGTATCAAGAAATTACAAAACCATATTAATAAAATTATAAAAAAAAAAGACACAAAAATAAAGGCAAGTGATGGACATAAATTACTAGAAAAAAGGAGACAAGTAAGAGTACACACTCTTAATAATCTAAAATCTATGATTAATAAAATTAAAAAATAATTTGTTTTTTATTTAAAAATTGATATATATAAGATATAGATTTTATTAATATATAAGTAAGGATAGAATGTTTGAAAATTATACCTTTGATATTAAAGACCCTACTAATAAACATAGTTTTGAAATAAATAATATAGATTTAGCCATCGTGAATGGTTTAAGGCGCACGATTCTTACAGATATTCCAATTCCAGGAGTGATTGGAGAAAAATTAGATAAAGATGATCCAACCGTTAATATTATTACAAATACAGGTGCATTACATAATGAATTTATTATACATCGCATTGGCCTTATTCCAATATGTTTAACAGAAGAAGAAATTGAAATATACGATGATAATAGTTTAAAGATTGAGTTAAATGTAAATAACGATGGCAATAAAACGCTAAATGTTAAAACAAGTGACATTAAAGCTACTATGAATGACGAAGAGCTATCCGAAAAAAAATTAAAAGAACTTTTCCCACCAAATAAAGTATCTAATGATACTATCCTAATTACTAGATTAAGACCAGGTGAACATTTACATTTTAAAGCAAATGTGGTAAAAAGAACAGCACGCGATAACGCATCTTTTAACCCAGTATCATTATCTAATTTTACATTTATAGAAGAGCCATCGGAAGCATCTAAATACGATAATATTTTAGATAAAGAAAGGTGTTATTATAAAAATAAATATGGTGATCCTAACAAATTCAGATTTGATATAGAATATATTAATGTTAATGTAGGACCGAAATACTTGATACCTAAATCGTTGGATATAATGATTGAAAAACTAAATAATATTAGACAAGAATTAGTTAATTTGGATGCTTCTACAAAAATTAAATTGCAACAATTTCAAGACATAGAAGGTTGTTACGAATTTATTATTGAAAATGAAGATGATACAATAGGAAATATTATTCAATCATTTCTACATAATAAATATATTCGTGAAAAAAATAAATTTAACGATACGACTTGTGTATATGCGGGTTATATTTGCCCACATCCATTAAAACAATTAATGATTGTGAGAATTACACTCGAAGATGTTACCGAAGAAAAGACTGTAATATCATTCTTTGAGGCTAATTGCAAAGACATCATAGATACATTGTCAAATATTAAAATAAATTGGAATAAATTCTCAATTGCGAATAACATTTCGTAAAATATAAATATTTTATATATCTTTGTATTAAAAGAGAAAGCGATATCTTGAATGTCTATTGAAATAGAAAATAATATTTATACTATTGAAGATGAAGAAATTGATGACATTGAATATTTAGAAATATTAAGTTTAGACGAAATTATTAAAGATAACCCTTTTTTTATTGCATTATCCCGTAATGATATTTATGAGAATTTACATGAAATGTTTCAAAATAAAAAAAGATCCGAATCAGTAACACAATTATTTTATGATATTTTAGATTATAAAAAAACTGAAAATGGTAATTTAGCTAATTACGATAACTATATATTTGATATAGAAGCAGAAAAGGCAGATAACGAATTATCTTGGGATGAATTAAGTGAAGATGCTGCTAATTTTAATAAATTAACAAAGTTAAATACAATTAAACATGATGAGGCGAAGAATAGATATTTTTTTTCAATTAAATACGATAGTAATTCTAAAAATTTAAAATTTAAACCGTCTTCGCGTATAAACGCCATGATAGACCCTTATGAAAAAGATTATCCGGTATATTACCCTATTTTTCCCGTTGATGATGTAAATTTACCAATATTATCTGCATATTATAAAATACCTGTATCTACTGTTAATGATTATATATATACAAAAATCGCAGCACACCTTAAAAATACAACAAATATTAGAAAAGTAGACTCTGCTAAATACAAAAATGTTGCTAATTTAGTTAAAGATGTTACACCCAAAATAGATGATATAATTGAATATCTCAAAGATTGCTTTGCTCTTGATTACAGTAATATTGATAATATTTTTAAAAGATTCGGACATTCATTGGATTTTATAAATGATAAAGATTTTGAAATTTTATGCGAACATATGAGAGGTCTAACTAAATATGAAAAAGAACGCAAGAATTTTAATAGAGCATACAGAATTAAAAAGAGTGATATTATTAATAAAAAGTTAACATTTTTTGAAAAACTATCTTCATCTATAAAATTAGTTAAACTTGACGAAAAGACAATAAACTTTTTAGCTAATCTTAAAGACTCTCTCGAAGACTACCGCGTGAATAATATTATATCAGATGAATTAGTTGATATAAAAACACTTAACATACATAATATTATCAATTCAATTCATTTCAATGATGCTAACCCGGACGAAATACTTAAAAATATAAGAGCTTCTCTTAAAAATATTAATATTAATGAAGGTATTGATGCTATAAATAATATTATAAATACACACGAAAACGTAGATAACATAATAGACGAACATGAATATATGAAAATCTTATTTGAATATTCAAAAGATCATCTATTTGATTACGATACAGATGGAAAAAAATATTTATTATCTTATCGCGAAGCAAAAGACATAAAAGAAGGTGCTGATAGAGATAACTATGAAGGTGGTATAGATGACGAGTTTATAAATGAAAGAATAGATATAGAAGACATTGATAACATAGCAAATGATTTAGATGAAAATATTTATGCAAATAAGGCTATAAATAATTTTGATAAGTATTTAAAAAACATTAATTATAAAAATGAAGAAGGTTTTATAGAACATCTGCGTATTGTATTAATATTAATAAGTAATATAAGTACAATATCGTGTCTAGAATTAGATTATGAATTATTATGCAACGAGCTTTTTAAATATTATAAAAGTGTCCCAACAAAATATCACAGATATAAAAAGGCTTTTGACGAAGCAGGATTAGATGTTGAGCATAAGGCAATTATGGATTTTTCCAAACTAAAATCAGTTATGATAATTGAAGGAATTATAAAGGACCAAGATCCCAATATAACTAAAATTATATATGAGATTAATGAAGAATATTTAAAAACCTTTAACAGTATGTTTGCTCTTGCTATATCATTTTGGATTGTTAATTTGCAAGAAAAAATATTAAATAATACAATTATGATTAATGATAATTATCTAAATAATGCTTTCATTGATAAATGGTACTTATATGGCGCTCCTTTAAATAATGCCAAAAACGGCATTCGTCCATATATTTTAGAATGTGTGTTAGAATGTTTCAAAGAAGATAATGAATACGGTATAGACATAAATAATATATCAGATGAAATTAAAAAGATAATTTCAGATAAATATAATGATATTATAATTGAACTTAAAAAGAAACTTGATTTGAATACAGAAAAAAAAAAGATAGAGCGTGGTTTAAAAGAACAAGCAAATCTATTAAAAAGTTATAAAGAAGGAAATAAAGAAAAATTAGAAAGGGATTTTGTAAATGCTCTTATATATATGCCTGGCGTGAATTATAAAAAAATTCATAAATATCTTGTAGGATGTTGTTTAAAAAGAATAGATGATACATTTGAAACTGATGGTGATTTAGTTAAAGCTGGGAGGAAAGATTTAATTGCAATTAAGAAATTTTATTCAAATAATCGTGCAACAAATGTGGCAAGAGATTTGAGATATGTTCCTAATTTAGATGGTATAAAAGATGAAATAATAAAGGATGATAATATAAATATTATTAAAATTGATGATTATGTTTATAATATCAACAATAATGAAGATATTGTCATTGATTGGCTAGACAAAATGTATGATAGAAATCCATTATTACCAAACAAAATTATAGATGAATTAAAAGATAATTCTAAAAATATTAATAGATTGATTGAAAACAATATAAAAATTCTTACTAAAACTGCAAGAATAAATAATAAAGATATTTTGAGTAACCTTATTACCAAAAAAATTAATATGAAACAGATTTTATTAAAAATATGTACTATATTATTTACATATAAAAACGCATACGAGGATGATAATATTAATTTGTTAGTTGATAATTCTATAAAATATATTAAAGATATATTAACGGATATTTATAAACTAAATAAGGTTGTAAATGATGATGTGATTGTGGATATTAATAGAATTAACTCATATATATTAAGTAGAGTAATATGCTTACCATTTAGTCCCGAAAGTGTAGAAAATGGAATATTGCGTTCGGAAGTAGAATTACCAAATGGATTTGTTGAATTAAATGCGGCAAATAATTTAAAATATTTAATTGATATTTTTAAAATATCAACTTTTCCGACAATGGAAGAAAATATTGATTTTATAAATAAAAAGAGAGAAGAAAATAAACAAAAAAAACTTAGCATATTAAATGATAAAACTGTTGATGATAATCAACTTATTAGTAATCTTAAAAAAGCTGGTATAAAAAATGATTTGATGGATATTGACGAAAATAAGGATATTGGTGGTAATATAAATGATATGTACGATAATGAAGAGAAAAATGAAAATAAATTGTCTGCAATTGATGAAGACACAGATGATGAAAGTATGATGTACGATGATATGGGTTTTTTATATAGTTAATTTATACTTCTAAATTGGATTCTAAATCTATACTAGATTTTAAGGTTATATCATTCATTTTTTTGCTGTTACTTTCATTAATATTCATTGAAGAGATTTCTTTTATTGATATATTTCTTTTTGGTAAATTATTACCAATTATACCATTTAATTGTATCGGTAAGAATCTATTTGCATCGCCAAATATCTTGGCTACATTAGTTTTATGTTTTTGGGGAATATCTTCAAAAGCACAATCTTGTATTAAATTTTCATATTTTACGTTTATTAATTTTATTTTTTCGTTAATATTTGTATCACCTGCATCTAATGATTCTATTTCTTGTGATAATAACATAAATTGTTGTGATAATTTTTTAAATATTTCAAACTTTTCACTTGCTTTAATATTATTAGACAGAGATATAATTAGTACACTAATTGCATTTACAACTATATTTGGGATTTTAACAGTATTAGCATCAGTACTAATACTATTTATAATACATAAAGATGAGTTTGTAAATACAAGTGGTATATTAAATGCCATTTTGATATAGCTCCAATATGTAGCTGTACGTGTACATAATAAAGTCATTGACTCGCATTTATCCAATAATTTTTCAATATTAATCATTTACTATATTATACATTATATTATTTTTTTATTAATTTAAATTATTATATTAGAAGATATGGATATTGAAGTAAAGCCAAGCAAATGGATATTACCTAATCGCGTTGGTTTTAATAAATATATATATGATACATTTCATCCATCTAAATATGATAATAAAGTTAAAGACAAATCATGTGAATGCAAAGGAGATAGTTGTGATATAGACATTAATACAGTTTCTTTATTTCCACAACAACGAATTATAAAAGATTACATGCAATTTGATAGTCCATATAGAGGCATATTACTTTATCATGAATTAGGTTCCGGTAAATCAGCGGCATCTATAGCAGCAGCCGAAGGTTATATTAACAAAAGGAAAATTGTTATAATGACACCAGCATCTTTATCTCAAAATTATGAAAATGAATTAATGAAGATATCTACTACTGGATTAAACTTAAAAAAATCATGGACATTAATAAAAGTTATAAAAACAAATAAAGAAATGATGAAAAAGCTTAATAAATATGCTATAACTGATAAGATTGTTAAAAAAGACGGTCATGTGTGGGTTCCATTATATGAGAATGATATAGATGGTGCTGAAATAGTAATAGAACAAACAAAGTACTCAAAGATACCTAGTAAATACAAAGAAGTTGTTGATACTACGATAGGGCATATTATAAGAAATCGCTATACCTTTATTAATTATAATGGATTAACGGCAAAAATGATTAAAGAGCTGGGTAAATCTCCTTTTGATGATACCTTTATAATAATCGATGAAATACATAATTTCATAAGTAGAATAGTAAATGGTTCTCGTCTAGCACGTTCTATATATAATCATATGATGATAGCAAAAAATATTAAAATGGTATTATTATCCGGAACACCAATAATTAATCAACCATATGAAATTGCTACATTAATTAATTTAATAAGAGGTCCTATGAATACTTATGAGTTACAACTTTTGAAAGCTTCTAAACCGCCAAACAAAGAAGCTATTATTAAAACATTAAGTGACAATAATTTATATAAATATGTCGATGAATTTTATTTGGATAAAACAAATATTAATGTTGTATTATTAACAAAAGATTTTGTATATAATTCAAGAGACTTGTCGGATATTAAAAAAGAACTATGGGGTAAACATGAAACTGGTATCATTAATGATATTATAAAAGCATTAAATAAAACGGATGTTAAAATATCCATTAAGAGTAAATTACATAATTATTATGCACTGCCAAATATTAAAGAGGATTTTGATAAGTTATTTGTTGATGATTCTGATCCCGAAAATATAAAGGTTAAAAACGAGGATTTGTTTAAACGTCGTGTATTAGGTATTTTAAGTTATTATAAAACAACTGGTTCAGAATTTTTCCCCACGATGTTACCGGCTAATTTTAAATATCTTAACATGACCGGTCATCAATTAAGTAAATATGTTGATGTGCGACGAAAAGAAATGGAAATGGATGACCGTAAAAAACGTTTTGGTAACAAAGGCGGTGCGGATGTTAATTCCGTATATAGAGCGTTTAGTAGAATGGTTTGCAATTTTGTATTTCCAGATAATATAAAACGCGCTTTCCCACAAGATATACGCATGGTAATGAAGAAAGAATTAGTTAAAAACGATGATGATGATGAACCAGATGAAGTTGATAAAAAGGAGATTAATAAGGTTGTTGCAGCACAATATGAAAAACAACTTGAAGATGCTATGGATAAATTAGGTAAAAGTGATGCAATAGAAATAGATAATTTAATGAAATTTTATAGTCCAAAATTTGCTGAAATGCTAAAAGATATGAATCAGTCTCCTGGAACAGTATTGGTATATTCGCAATTTCGCATGGTTGAGGGATTAGGAGTTCTTAAAGAGATTATGAATAGAAATGGATATGTAGAAATTAATGTTGTAAAAAATGAGGAATTTGGATATATATTAGAAGATATTGATGTGTTTGATAAAAAATATGATGGAAAAAGATATGTTGTTTTTAATGCCGATAGAACTAAAACAAATATATTAATGAACTTATTTAATGGCGAGTTTTCTTTATTGCCCGATAATATTCGTATGCAATTTAGTAATATAGATAGTATAGATCAGCGATATGGAAAATTAGTAAAAACGATGATGATAACACAGTCAGGTGCCGAGGGCATATCTCTTAAAAACGTAAGACGCGTATTGGTAACTGAATATTTCTGGAACTCTGTAAGAATAAATCAAGTCATAGGTCGCGCGGTAAGAACATGTAGTCATGTTAATTTACCCAAACAAGATCAAAATGTAGAAGTATTTATGTATATTATGAAATTAACAAAGGAACAATTGGCAAATAATCCAACATTGAGAAAGAAAGATAATGAATTAACAACTGACGAACATATATTGCATCTAGCACAAAAAAAGGAAAATTTAGTAAATATATTTTTAAATATGTTAAAATCCAGTTCAATAGATTGTGTTATTCATGCAAAGAAGAATAAGCCTCTTATGAATGGTTATAAATGTTATAATTGGCCGATCAATATAAATCAAAACAAATTATCATATACCGACCATATTATATCTGATAACAAAATTCAACAACATCAAAAATATCAAAAAACACGAAAAAATAAAGGGACAGTAGTTAGTAAAGATGGTATCAAATATGTTATGTTAAATGATAAATTGTATGATTATAATAGTTATATAAATGCGGGTTTATTATATCCGGCAACCATATAAATAAAAAATATATTACTTTAAATAATACTTGTATGGAGAATACGATGAAATGTATTTGTAGAAATAAAAGGAGTTTTAACGTTTGTAAGAAATATTCTAAGAAAAATTCAGTATTTTGTAAAAATCATGCGGATAATAACATCATAATCTATAAGATATATCATAAAATTTTTGGAACAAAAACACATATAACAATGAATGATATATATAATCTTTACAAATATATTACAGATAACATCAATGATATAGATTATGAAGAAGAAAAACCAGGATTTCTCTTTATTGAAATGTTAAAGATTATTCCTTATAAAATACTATTATTTATATGTAAAAAATATTTACAAAATAAAAAATATAAAAAAAGAGAGATATATGAGTTTTTACATGAATTAAATGAGAAAACATATAAGATATCGAATAAATATAACATAAAAATAATACAAGATAAATATAAATTTTATTTATTATCAAGAGATGTAAATAGTGATGCTATTATAAATAAAGAGGATTTATTCACATGTGAAGATATTAATAATATTCCCAATAATAGATTATTTATAATTAAAGATATTAATGGATGTTATGCATTTGATGTTGTAGAATTGGATTTTTTTATTAAAACATGTAAAGACGAAGAAAAAGAACCATACAATCCTTATACCAGAACAAAGTTATCGGATGATATTATATGGAAATTAGGTAAATTCATAGAATTTAATAATATTATACCAAGGAAACTAGGATATAGATGGGATAATAATATGCATGCATTTACAGATTTATCAATTGAATTAGAAAGAAGAGGGTTTTATAATAGTCCGGAATGGTTAAATAAAATGTCAATAGATGATATATTAAAAACAGTTAAATATTTTAAAGATTTTTCTTTGGAAATTGAAGAAAGTAATAAATATTTCAATAATATATCAGATAGCAATACAGTATTTGAGTTTTGTAAAGAAGGTATTAAGATGTTAAAAGAATGTAAGGATGATTTATATATACTGTGTTGTAATTTTATAAAATCTCTTGCTATGTCTTCCAACGATTTCTATGAAAATATCCCAACGTGGATGTCTGGAATAAATACAACATCTTTATTATCAAACGTATTTTCAATATTTAATAATAATTATACGGAATCGCCAAATAATTTTTTACTATATTATTATGTAGAATATATGTAATAAATGAATACATATAAAAACAATATTAATTATACTCCTGATTTTGTTTACACTCCACCTAAAATGGAACAACCAAAAAAAGAATTTGATAGCATTATAGATAACTATGTATGTAAATTTAAAACAGCATTTTATGGTGGATTGTTTTTTGCTATATTATCATTACCTATCGCATATAAAATACTTGAAATGATAGCCAAATTAATATCAAATAATATTGAGTTATTTGATGAAGATTATAACGAACCATTGCCATTGGGTAGATTTATTATGGCTATTATAATAAGTTTAATATTATTTATACTATAAAAAAATAAGTGTAATATATATAATGAATTATTAATTTAAATATTTATTTTTTCGCAGCCTTTTTAACAGGTACCTTTTTAACTGGTTTAGGTGGCTCAGGCTCAGGCTCGGGTTCAGGTTCTTCTTCTTCTTCTGCTTCTTCTTCTGCTTCTTCTTCTTCTGCTTCTTCTTCTTCTGCTTCTTCTGCTGCTTCTTCTTCATCTGACACTTTTTTTAACTCTTCTACAACTTCGTTTGATTTAATAGCATCTGTATCTACTTCAATATCATCTTCATCTTCTTCTTCTTCTTCTTCTGCTACTTCATCGTCACTCTCCGGGACAAATGTTGGCTTTGCCGAATTAGATAGTTGAAACTTACCAGATACAATCTTCCAACTACACCCAAACATACCAGCTGCAAACCAAATTCCATTTAGTTGAATGATAAATTGAGCTCGGCCACCTTTAAGATTACTTACATATTCGGTAAAATCAACCTCTTTATTATCCATATCATAAGCATCAAATTCAAACTTGCTTTCAAGGGGATTATAAGGAATTTTAGCTTTGAATGTTGGTGGATATTTGTTAGCAATTTCCCCCGTTTCCTTATCCTTATCGTGCTTAATAATTGGAGTAAACATATTAGATACAGTAGCTTTGTTTCCACCATAATTATTCTTAAACCAAGCAAGGCGATTAGCAAAAGCATCTTCAATAATTTTTTCTTCAAGCTCCTTCATTTTATCGTGAAATACTTTGATTTTAGGATTTTCATCAATACCTTTAAATGATACGGTAATATCATATTTAGGGGGTTCGTCTTTGCGCTTAGGGTCATCTTTAATGAACTTTTGATTATCATTAACTCCATAAGGAATATTCATAACAGGGGTTTGAATATTAATCTTGGATGAAGCATAATTGAGATAAACTGACTTAGCACCCGATTTCATAACTTTGAGCTCGGAATACTTGATTTTCTCAGTGTCGAGGTTCTTGGGAAGGATCACGTTCATTGTTTTATATGTATCTTGTATATTCTTTATATAAATATACCTAATCAATTTTTATTTTTGCTTGTATAAAAAAAATAAAAATTAAATAAATAGAAATGTATGGGTAAAAATGTAAAGATACTGACAAAAGAATATTTTAAATTTTTGGATACAAAATATCCTATTTATAAATCACGCAATGGTCTCAAATTAATAAAAATAAACAATATATTTTATAATATATACGATACAAATACAATAACAAAAATAAAGAATCAGATTGTTTTAGACAATAATTATGAGAAGGATTATATATTTATATAGTAAATTTCGTAAGAATTTATGACAAGATTTTTAACAATATTTTTAGAGAATTTATCATAACTTATCTTATTGAGGTCCTTATCTACTGAATATTTATTTACGGCATTATCTATTCCATACTCTATCATTGTTTTATTTAATTCATATTTAGTCATATTATCACAATGATTATCAACACAATTGTTAATTATTTCATTTAATTCACCATCACTATCATTTTTATCACAATTATATCTGCACATATCGTTGTATATTGCTTCACTAATATCATAGATAGCTTCGCTAATATTAGTTTTCATAACACATTTGTACATATTTTAATTATAAAAATATAAATAATACATATATCATTTTTTAAAAAGTTCTTGTGTATGTCCAGCATTTTTTAAAAGTTCTTGTGTATGTCCAGCATTTTTTGAACGTAATATTCTTCGTATTCCCCAAACTCCTCAACACATTCTCTTTGTTTTGCTATTGTTTCGTAATCAACGATAATGTCAATAATACCCAAGAATTTATTGTAATTTTGAGCCATTATAATATCCTCTTTTTCGGCCATATAAATAGCGCATGGTTTTAGAAACTCCAAATAATCTGATAAAACGATGCGCTTCACTTCTTCCTTTGCAATATCCGATAGCTTATAATAGTCATCAACAATATCAGAGAAATCAATATCGTAATTTATATCATCTTTATTGCCTTTTTTAAATACTGTATATTTCGCATTTATTATTTTTTCGCGAATAGAATTATATATAGTGTTACATAATTCCCTACCATTATCTAATTCAATAGGGGTTGTAATATAGCTTTTTTCACTTAATGGTTTGTAAGTGCATAGAAGCACCTTTGCTTTACCAACTTCAAGGTCGGCGAAGCAAATTTCATTGTCGAAGATAATTTCGAATACAAGGTCAGAGTTCATGTTGTAATGTTACTACTATACTCTCGTTTAATCAATTTTTAGATTAAATGATACAAATTAATCCTAGGCAAAATGAGTACATAATTTAATTTTCTTAGAGATTTTATAAACTTTTAGATTTCAAGATATTTTATAGATTATGTACTCTTTTTAAAAATTGATAAAAATATTTATAATAATAAACTATCATAATGAGTGAAAACAAACCTATCCAACTGGGTCTCTGTTGTCTTAATATTGAACTGAGAGAATGTTGTCCTACCGTTTTCTGTTCACGCAGTGTAATTCTTAAAACTTTAATTGATAAAGGAGTAGATAATCTAAAAAATAAAATTATAGAAAATCTTCAAGATACTCTTATCATGATGGATTGGAACGAAGCAAATGGTATTAAAGTATTTCGTTTGTCAAGCGAAATGTTTCCACATATATCCAACCCAAATGCCCCGGATTACGACTTAGATTTCGCCAAAGAATTATTAAAAAAAATTGGAGAAAAATCAAAACAATATAATCAACGTCTAACTTTTCATCCTGGTCATTTTAATTGTATTGGTACAACAAGTAAATCAGTCTTAGAACATACAATTAGAGATCTGAATTATCACGCTACTGTACTTGATTTGATGGGTTTGGAAAATGATTCTGTAATGGTAATTCATGGAGGCGGTGTTTATGGTGATAAAGAAAAAACAATTGAAAGATGGTGTGAAAATTATATGAAAATGCCTGATAATATCAAGAGACGTCTTGTACTAGAAAATTGTGAAAGGAACTTTTCAATAGAAGATTGTTTAAAAGTATCAGAAAAAGTAAATATTCCCGTTGTATTTGATACTCATCATTATGAATGTTATAATATAATGCACCCGAACGAAAAATTAGATATTCCCGATAATTATATCCCTAAAATTCTAGAAACATGGAGGCGTAGAAATATTAAACCCAAGTTTCATGTTAGTGAACAGGGTGCCGGTAAATGCGGGCATCACAGCGATTATATTGAGACAATCCCAAAATATTTATTAGAAATACCTAAAAAATATAAAACAAATATTGATATCATGATTGAAGCTAAAATGAAAGAAAAAGCAATATTCAAATTATATGACAAATATTCAATGCTATCATGTAAAAAAAAATATATCTAATAAAGTTAAATGATACATCACTTAATAGCTGCAGCTTCATTTGGTATATTACCTGTTTTATATAAAGGGTTACTTATGAAAGATATAGAAACTATAACCATACTTATAATAGTAAAATTACTAATTGCTTTTTTTACAATATCCTTAATATTTTATGGTAATAATTATGAAATAATTAAAAATGACTTGAATATTCTAAAAAAAGCGTCTTATAATAAATGTTTTCAGGTAACAGCTCTATTTATAATTGCAGCCATTGTATATTTATATGGCCAATATAGCTATATAATTGTTTTTAAAGGTACCGAAACAAATATTAGCACAATAATTATAGCATGTTATCCGGTTATTACAATATTATTATCATATTATTATTTTAACGAAACTATTAATATATATCAATTAATTGGTATATTATTAATATTCACAGGATTAGCATTAATTACAAATAAGGTAAAATAATATGTTATTAATAAGTAAAAATGACAACAATTGAGAATGATATATTACTCGCTAAAACAGCAATATTTGAATCTGTAAATCGTACATTATTTACCGCATCAGGAGTATCATTTGCATTATTAGCCAGTACACAAACTAATCTTTACAATGATGAAAATGGTAAAAATATTATCAGACTAACTGGATTATCAATGTTAGCACTTACAATAGTTTATGGATTTTACAATGTATCCGACTATAAAAACTTTTTAGATAACTATAAAACAAAAGACGATAATTCCGTTATCAATATAAATACAGAGAACAACTTACTAATAATATATTGTTATCTTGTACTGTTATGTATTGTATTAGTCGCTAACATATCAATGGTGATGTAATTTAATGCGATTGCCTTTAATGAAAACTACTTCATATTCATTCCATAATACATTTCTATATTTTTCATACATTATATCATTATGCAATTTGTCACCATAATCTTTTTTAGATTTATTTTTAAAAGTGAAATCAATTCCTTGATAGCATTTTAATAAACATCCAATATTCCAACCATTATCCGTAATATCTTTTGACATTAATATTTCATTATTTTGTGCTTCTTGTGCAGAACGTGGATATTTGGTTATAGAAAATTTACCTATTTCAATTAAATAAGTTAGAGCTTCTTTATCTAAACATAATATATATGTTTGCACGTGTGAATGATAAGCGTTATTTATTGTACTTCCAAATAATTTAATATTATCTTGTAATCCATTTATATAATAATCGGTCCACCTTGTATTATCTTGCATAAAAGGACCCATAATTGTGGAATTGGCAAAAATGAATTTATCATATTTTTTATATAATTGGTCCTTCAATAATCCCTCACTCCATCCACCAAAATCCCTTCCTATATTTTTTCTAACCATAGTCATTACATATTCAGGTAAGTTTACTAAATTAAATTTAAAATTTATGTCATTTGCTATAATTAAAAATCAATATTTTCATCCTGAAAAATACAATTTTAAAAAAAATGGTCAACGCAGTCATCAAACTTATGAAACACATATAAAACCAAAACTTTAACCATTTTAATAATTACAAAATATATATTTATTGCTTATATGTATGTATAATTAATCCTAACAAAAGCATTTATAATTATAAATAACGCGAATAACAATATCAACAATAAGAGTTGCGTAATGTTAACAATTAAGGTGTCTAGACAATCTATAATTAGATTACTAATAATATTGTCTTCGTAATGAATTATATTATTCACCATACTATTACGTATCATGATAATATATGATAATTATCATACGAAATCATTTTTTATTTAAAAAATAACATATTTTATTCTAAAATAAAGAATATTGATGGGTTTGTTTCACTTACATTAATTAAGTCAGATATCCCTATACTTTTTCTGAAATTATTAATAACATTGTAATTTTGAACAAGACATTTCGCAACAGTATAATATTCTATATTATGTTGTGATAAGAAATTAATAACCTCTTTGCCTTCTTCAATTGGATCTGAGTTTCTTCCATGAACACTTACCACAACCTGCTTTTTATTTAACTTGCAATTTTATAATAATGGTTTTAATAAATTATCAATAAAATTAACAGCAAAATAATTACTATGATCAGAATCAATAAATAAAGAATCTCTATGTGTATTGTAAAGGTCTTTTGCAAAAATATTATTCATATTTAAGCTACATGTATATTAAATCAATTTAATATTTAAATACTATTCTAATGCATAATAAGGATTTTCATTCAATAGAGATTGCATTTCTTCTTCTTCTTTGTGTTTATCATTATATTTTTTTATATTATATATGCAACAATCGTATAATCTAAAAAATAGATTGCACACTAAGATACACATATTATTAATATATATAATAAAATTTTTATACCCCCTATGGGACTCGAACCCACAATCTTTCGATTAGAAGTCGAACGCGTTATCCAATTACGCCAAGAGGGTACAAAAATATAAAAAAATGACTTACTTTCATAATTATAAAATATATTATATTTAAAGAATTAAACGCATTAATTTTAAAGATATGACGGATACACAATATATATTACCCGATAAAACCAGACTAGTAGCAGGCGTTGACGAGGTTGCGAGAGGTACTTTTATTGGTCCTGTAATATCTGCTTGTGTCGTATTACCATATGAATTCCCCGATGATAATTATAAACAAATTAAAGATTCAAAAAAACTATCCGAAAAAAAACGTGATTTTCTCGCAAACTATATCAAAGAAAATTGTATAACATATGGAATTGGTGAAGCTTCCATAAAAGAAATTGATGATATTAATATATTAAATGCAACCATTAAGGCTATGCACCGAGCAATTGATATAGCATATAGAAAGAGCAATATTGATTATTTATATATTGATGGTCCTAATTTTAAGCCATATATTCCACCTGGATATGATAATGATATGATAGAATTTGCATGTGTACCCAAAGGAGATTCAAAATATTTAACAATAGCAGCCGCATCGATATTGGCAAAGGATTATCATACTAAATATATTAAAGAACTTGTAAAAAATAATGAAATATTAAAATTATATGATATACAAAAAAATAAGGGTTATGGAACTAAATCGCATCTTGATGCTATTTATAAGCACGGAATAACCAATTTTCATAGAAAAACATTTGGAATATGTAAGAATTATGCATTTTAATTGCAATCTAATTTACTCCAAGATATACCACATGTTTTAGCTAATTCGCATTTTAATTTATCTTCTCCTTCTACATCTTCTAATTCATCCAATAAACCTGGATATATTTCGTTACATATCAACGGATTTTTTTCATAAGTTGATTGCGAATCAACGAATAAAGAGCCTTTAAACGGTGTATGGGTTTTTCCAGAGCTAGGACGTTTCCAATCACTTTTATAAGCACCTGTTAAGCTAGCATATTTTAGCAATTTATCACTTGCTTCAACACCGTCAATATATTGGTGATATGTAATACCATTTCCATTGGAATCTCTTCCTGATTTTATTATTTTTGCATTTTTATATAAAAAGCGATGTTTGTTTTCCAAAGTCTTTTTATCATCCTTTGCTTTTTGAATGTCTGCGGTGGTTGAATCCGCTTTTGACCCACCTAATGTATCTGATATTTGTGAAGTTTTAAAATCAGTATCATTGTATGTATTGGCGAAATATGTTTTACTTTTATTGTTCAATTTTTCTTTCATATTTTTATAGACAAGTGTTTTACCTAATACATTAGGATCAGGAACACATTTAAACTTTAAATTCTTAGACTCACTTGATACAATTGAGTCCTTGTTTCTATTTTTAATATTATATATATCATTGCGATTTATAATTAAGTCGCAACCAGGACCCTCAGATTGGGAAGCAGCTGGGCAATTAGAATCAGCATCATATTTTACATTATTATTTATAATAGCTTCTTGGCGTTCGGATGTGACTTGTTGCAATTTCCAATAATCTGGACATGACGTAGTTGCATCTAATCCTTTTCCTATTTTACGCGGCAGCAAAGCAAATATAGAGAATAATAAATATACTATTATAAATATTGCACCGATTACAAAAGTTAATACAGCAGGTAAGAATTTTTCATACACATATGTTCTCCCCCAGTCAGTTAAAAATACGACACCAAGTAATGTCAATGCGGAAAGACCATATACTAAACATATCATCCATGTTCCTTTATACATATTACTTTTTTCCTCTTTGAATAACTTTAATTCCTTTGAGTCTGGCACAAAGCGATTAGTTGTTCCGGGTTCATATCCAATACTGTCGGCGTCATAACCCCATGCTGTGTCTGCGTAACTACTCATATATTATATCTATACTTCTATAATATTATATTATTTAATTAATATTTGTTACATCAAGAGTTTTTAAGCCTTTTCTTGAAGGTAAAACAGATCTTTCAAGAGGCACTGGCATTGTACTGATATCTTTAATATATTGCTGCGATTGTTTAATATTCGATATTATTTCGGGAACGCACCATTCAATTACGCGCGTATTTAATTCCAATACTTGTTGTGTTATATTTGTAGACTGATTTTTAGCATGTTGGAAATAAATAGACCGCATCACAATTTTAAGCTCATTGTCTTTTTGGCGCCCAATACTATATTTACCATTAGTATCATTTAATATTTTATTTCTAATACCAGTTTGTAAAATATCTATATTCTCCATTGAAAAATATACTTTTGATACCCCTGTGCAGTTTAAATTGCGAGATATTATATTTATTTGATGTTCGGTTGCTTTATCTATACTTTGCTGAATTTTATAACTATTATCGGTTGCATTAACTCTACCGTTTATTAATTCGGATATGGGATTATCTTGATTAAAATTAAAATATTCCATTCTTCTTATTATATATATTTATTTTCATTTTATATAGTAGTAAATGTATATGTCAAATTGTCAGAAAATAAAATATTGTGCCGGTGAAATTTTAAATCACATAAAATCTAAAAAAAATGTAAAGAATCAAGATAAAATTATAATACTATTATCTAAATATATTGATAAGGTAATATTTAATTTTGTTGCTATTACCTCATTGATATCATTAAAAGCTGGTGTTAATAAAATATTAGATAAACATATGGTATTTATAAAGAAATATATTACCACTTTATGTTTCAGCAAAAATAAATGCATGAGTGGAGGTAGTGCTATCAAAACATTAGCCTTTTTTGGAGGAGAAGAACCCATGTATAAAGTAGAAAATCAAGGTTCAGACATAATGAATATAAATTATAACGAAAACTTAGCGAGACCTGCATTACATGCCACGGTCAATATTCAAGATGGTGGTGCTAAATCTAGAAAACGATCTGTCTCATTTAAATTAACTAAATGTAAAAAAGTAAGCGGGATATTAAAAGTTAAATTAGCGAAAGTATTCAAACATTTTAAAGTTAAAATAACAAAGACATCTTTAAACCTTGTATGTAATAAATTAGAATTATTTCTAAATACTATTATTATCAAATTGATAAAATCAAAAGGAAAAGAATTAACATTATCAACTGTAAAAAAAATTATGAATAGCAAGATTATAAAAAAATGATATATAAAAATTAATTATATAATTTAATATAAAAAAATGCCAATTATAACTATTGATGGTAATATAGGTAGTTGTAAAACAAGTATTTTAAATTACTTTCATAAAAATTATAAAACAGCAATTGATATTGAACCAGTTGACAGCTGGACGGAATATTTAAAAAATATGTACAATGGTGATAATAGTACTTATAATTTTCAGATTAAAGTATGGATAGATAGATGTTGGATACAAGAAAAATCTAACGTAATTGTTCTAATGGAAAGAAGCCCGTATTTTATTAAAAATGTTTTTGTAGAAAAAGCTTATGAGGATAAAACGATTAGTACAGAAGAATATAATAATATTTACAAATTACATAAAACAACTGATGATTTATGGCAACCATCCGCATATATTTATTTGCGCTCAGACCCAGAGATGTGTTTTGCCAGAATCAAAAAAAGAGGAAGAGAGTCAGAAAAAAATATTAAAATAGAATATATACGGCGAATCCAGGAACTACATGAAAAAGTTTATTATAGTGCTATTGAAAATAATAAAAACATTATAGTAATTGATACCGAAAATAAATCTATTCCAGATATATGTAGTGAAATTGTTTCTAGTTCTATATATACCGAAATTTTAACTCATTTATATAATTATTAACCTTTAATTACGGGTTCATTTGTACCAATAAAGCAGCTATGATAAAGTCGTACTTTATTTGAATATTGAATTGATGGGGTTGAGGAATGAATTAATTTGCGATTATTAAATATTAATAAATCTTTTTTTTCCCATTTGATATCAATAATATTATTTGGGGTTAATATATAGTTTGACATTATCTCTCTATATAAATCAAAACTATCGTCACATGATAATTTATCAAACTTATTAAATCTAAATGGTGATAGCATTAGTGATTTTCTTCTTTTATCTTTATTTGAATAAACTATAAGAGGCTCTCTCGTAATTATGCTTGTACCCGCAATTACTGTTTTTTCATTTGAAACGCGATTTATTCCAGTATAATCAAAATAAGAATTCATCATATCTTTTTGTGTATTTGAATAAATGACATTGTAATTTTTTAGTTTTTTTTTCATAAAAAAATCCATGGAATCGTAGGCATCTTCCATACTTGCAAATAATGTATTGCCTCCACATTCAGGAGTTATAATCATATATATTGATGATACAACTGGTGGTAATTCGGTACCATGTCCTACAATATCTTGATGCCATACAAGTGTATTTTTGAAAGGTTCGCTATATTTTAATGTAATATTTTTGATACCGTAAAAATCTTTAATATATCCTTGGCCTCTCAAAGCAACTTGTGGTACTTCATCTATTTGTGAATACTTAAATGGATGTATTACTTTATCATTGGCTTTGTCGTCAAAGCTTTTACAAAACTCATATAATTTTTTGGGTTCTAAGTCTTGTTTTTTAAATAATAACATGGGAACTGATTTAAATAATAGTTTAAAATCTGAAATATCTTTATCGTCTAGTTTATTAATGTTAGCATTTTTGATAACCGCAAGATTCTTTTTGAAAGTTGGAAATGATATTTCATATGAATAAATACTACTTGTAAATAATATATAAAATAATGCTTTAATATAAAATTTCATCTTTGAATTTTATTATAAATTATTTTTTTATATATAAAAGTTTTTTTTATAAACATTTAATCCGAATCCTTCATCTAATTCGGGATAATCACCAGTACTTTTATTGCAAATAGATAAAACATATTTTATTATGGAGTTTGATAATAATTTTGAAGCTTTCTCAGGAACATAACTAGGTATATTTGGAATACATGATATATATATGCCATTATAATTTATAAGTTTATTTGTAACTGTTGTTGGGATTGATTGTTCCGTAATACCACCTTGGTCTATTGCAATATCCATAATTATAGAACCTTTTTGCATACTATTTAGCATACTGTTAGTTATTAATTTTTCTGTTGGACCACCTATACTGGTATTATATATGCAACCTATTATAATTTTAGAATTTTTCACAAGTAAATTAACATTTTCATCTGTCATTTCATATATATTGATAATATTTCTATTGTCATTTTTAATTTTTTCTATTTTTTGATAATCCTTATCCAATAAACATATATTATTAAATCCACTTTCTATTGCAATATTAAGTGCCGATAAACCAGCATTACCAACACCTAATATTGCAATTTGTGTATTATAATCGTAAATATTATCAGTAAACATAAATTTGATTGCATCCATCATAGATATTTCGCCTGCGATTTTAGACATTTCAGCTAATATGGGATAATATCCCACGCCATTACTATTAAAAACCTTAATTGTTTCATAAGCATAGCAAGTAACTTCATTATTTATCATATGGTCAAGAAGAGGTCTATTGCTCGCAAAATGAAAAAATGTTATTACAGTGTGTTTATAATTTATATATTTATATTCTTCTTCTTGCGGTTCTTTAACTTTAACGATTAGATTAGCCTTACTATAAATTTCTTCTATTGAATTACATATTTCGGCTCCGGCATTTAGATAATCTTGATTTGCATGCAATGCATTAATTCCCGCATTATTTTGTATATAAACTTTTATACCACTATTGGTAAGTTTAGCAACATCATCTGGTATTAATGATACTCTTGTTTCATTTGGTTTTAACTCAATTGGTATTCCAACAATAAACATATGACTAAATAATAAAAATAAATAATTATTCTATTAATTTCGCGCTAACGATATTTTGAATCTTACTCTATTAATTTATTAATAGCATCGGTAATATTAGTTCTATTTGCACCCGAGAAAGTAACTAATTCATAATTGTTTTTAAAAAATTTGAAATGAGGTATTGTCTGTATATCATATTTTTCTGATATTTCACATCCTGCTTCAATATCTACTTTTATAAAAGTAATATTAGTGTTTTTTTCTGCTTGTTCTTGGATAAATGGGTATATTTCTTTGCATGGTTTGCAAAATCCAGCAGAAAAAACTACAACTGTCATACTATTTTCATTAAGTTTTGTGTTAAATAATTCATAATTGTTAATTTCTAATACAGACATTGTTATCTATATAAGTCTAATCAAATTATTTTAATCAATTAATCGCATATGTATATAAAAAATTGATATATTTAAATATAGAATCAAATAAGAGAACTACAATGTCAAAGCCACAAGCCGTAAAAACAGTTGAAGAAAAGTATAAAAAGTATGAATTACTCGAACATATCCTAGCTTTACCAGATACTTATATTGGTTCTATTGAACCACAAAAAATCAATAGTTACATTTATGATGAAACTAAGAATAAAATGGGTGTTGACGAATTGACATATATTCCCGGTCTATTGAAAATTTTTGATGAAGTTATTGTTAATGCAATTGATCATGCTATGCGACTTAAAGCCGAAGAAGAAAAAGGTAAAGCAGATATCAAACATGTCAAAAATCTTAAAGTTACTATTGATAAAGTTACGGGAGTAATTACAATTTTAAATGATGGCAATGGAATTGATATCAGAAAACACGGTAGTTATGGCAATCTTTGGGTTCCGGAGCTTATATTCGGCGAATTGCTAACTTCAACCAATTATGATAAAGGAGAAGAGAAAATATGGGGGGGTAAAAATGGCTATGGGAGTAAATTAGCTAATATATTTTCAAAGGAATTTATTATTGAAACTGTTGATCATTATAGTAAGAAAATCTATACACAGCGATTTAGTAATAATATGACAGAAAAAGAGGTTCCTACTGTTAAAGCATGTAACAAAGCTCCATATACTCAAATTACATTTACTCCTGATTATGAAAGATTCGGTATCAAAAAATTAACTGATGATATTTATAAATTATTTCATAGACGTGTTATTGATGCGTGTGCTACAACACACAAGGATGTATCTGTTTACTTTAATGGCGAAAAGCTTACTATTAAAGACTTTGAAAAGTATTGCGAATTATTCTTGGATAAAAAAGAGCAACCTTTCGTATACGAATCATCAGGGCATCGATGGGAAGTTGTAGCATCAATATCATCATCGGGTTCATTTGAATATTTATCATTTGTCAATGGTATTAATACAATTAAAGGTGGGAAACATGTTGAATATATCACGAATATGATAACAAAAAACCTTGTTGATATGACACTTGCAAAGAAAAAGAAGGCTGTAAAATCTCAACATATCAAAGATAATTTGTTTGTATTTGTGAAGGCACTTATCGTAAATCCGAGTTTTGATTCGCAAAGTAAAGAAACACTTACTACACCAGTTGCTAAGTTTGGTTCAAAATGCGATCTTAGTGATAAATTCTTTGATAAGCTTTACAAATCAGGAATTGTAGACAAGGCTTTGAGTATTACAGAGTTCTATGATAAAAAGAAACTTGTAAAGACTGATGGTAAAAAAATATCTCGCATTATTGTTCCCAAATTAGACGATGCTAACTTCGCGGGTACAAAACAAAGCTCTGAATGTACGTTGATTCTAACTGAGGGTGATTCGGCTAAAACTATGGCTATTTCTGGGCTAAGTGTAATTGGGCGTGATAAGTACGGTGTGTTCCCATTGCGTGGTAAAATTCTAAATGTCAAAGATGCTACTCTGCAAAAAATATCAGATAACAATGAAATTACTGCTATCAAAAAGATTATGGGATTAGAGCAAAATAAAAAATATACTGATGTAAGTCAGTTGCGCTATGGTTCTATTATGATTATGACAGATCAAGATCATGACGGAAGTCATATCAAGGGGTTGATATTCAATATATTTCAAAGTATGTGGCATGAACTCTATGAGATTTCTGGATTTCTAACATCTATGCTTACACCTATCATTAAAGCTACAAATACTAGAAAAGAAGTAATTGAGTTTTATAATATGACCGATTACGAGCGTTGGTTGGAAACAAGTGAAGCGAAAACTGGTAATTGGAAAATCAAATATTACAAGGGATTAGGTACTTCAAATGATCAAGAATCGAAAGAATATTTCAAACAAATGAAAAAGGTAACCTATATGTATGATGAAAATGCAGATGAAGTAATTGATTTGGCTTTTAATAAAAAACGAGCCGATGATAGAAAATTATGGCTTCAAGATTATGATAAAGATAGGGTATTAGATTACTCTAAAAAGAATGTTGATTATAAATCGTTTATTGATAAGGAGCTTATTCATTTCTCAAACAGAGATTTGCAACGTTCTATTAATCATATATGCGATGGTTTAAAAGAAAGCACACGTAAAATTTTGTACGCTTGTTTCAAGAGAAAACTTTATACTAATGAAATTAAAGTAGCTCAGCTATCGGGATATGTAAGTGAAGTTTCTGCATATCATCATGGCGAGGCATCTCTGCAACAGGCCATTGTAGGAATGGCGCAGATATTTGTCGGAACAAATAACATCAATTTGTTAAGTCCAAATGGTCAATTTGGTAGTCGTTGTCAAGGTGGTCAAGATGCATCATCTCCGAGATATATTTTCACATTGTTATCTAAACTTACTAGAATGATTTTCAAAGAAGAAGATAATATCATATTAAAATATCAAGATGACGATGGACAACAAATTGAACCAGAATATTACATTCCTATTATTCCTATGATTTTGGTAAATGGGGGAATCGGTATTGGAACGGGATACTCGACAAATATTCCTCAATATAATCCAAGTGAAATTATTGATACTTGCAAATTAATTTGTAATGTAATTAAAAGTTCAAAGATTACTGTTAAAAAAGAGGAAGATTTGGAGATGGTTTATGATACACTTAGTGTTTTGGAATTGGATAATATGATTCCGTATTATCTAGGGTTCAAGGGAACTATTGAAAAAGCTGAAAAGAATTCTTATATTAGTAAGGGTGTATATAGATGGTTGGACGACCAAACTGTTGAGATTACAGAATTACCTATTGGGACATGGACAGAAGATTATAAAGATTTCTTAGAAACAATGATTACAAGTGGATTGAATAACTTGAAATATATTGAAAATCATTATACATCTAAAAATGTAAGATTTGTATTGCATTTTAGTACAAGTGTTAAAGCTAAGATAGAAGGCAAATTTGAAACTCTATTTAAATTGGCTTCTAGTAAGAATCTAAGTATTAATAATATTCATTTGTTTAGCAACGAAGGAGCTATTCAACGTTACGAATCTACGAGTGAAATTATTAAGGAGTGGGCAGAAACTCGGATTCTAAAATACTTTGAACGTAAAATGTATCAAATTAAAATGATGGAAAAAGATGCAAAGGTTCTCAGTAATAAGATGCGATTTATTCTTGATGTAATTGCGGGAAAAATTCAAATCATGAATAAGAAGCTTGTTGATATCGTAGCAAGACTTGTTGAATTGAAATATCCACCAATTGATACGGAAGGTGATGGTGATGACACTGAGGATGATGAAGTGTCAAGTAAAAAAATACAACAATATAACTATCTTCTTAAACTACCGATTTCGCAACTAACCTATGATAGAAAGGTAATACTTGAAAAAGAATTGACAGCATTGGAAGATAAATTGAAAACTCTTAAAGATACTAATATTGAAGACTTGTGGTTAAATGATCTTAGTGAGTTAGAAAAAGCATGGATTCAAAACAAAGAATATATCATGACAGATTATGAAAATGACTTGAAAGGCATTGTTGAATCCAAAGTAGCCAAGAAAAAGAAAAAATGATTATAAATTATTTATTATTTAATATAAATGACAGATTATAAAATACAAAAACCTTTTTTAAAATGGGTTGGTGGAAAAACGCAAATTA